ATTCCGCGTCTGCCCTTCTTTGCGTTCACTTCGTCTGAGTACTTTTTACCAGTGATTATTGCTCTCATCTTTTCTCTGGTTTCTTCCGAGCACTCTCTGCCTACGGTTCCTTCTCCTCCATCGGTCATGTTTGTGAATTGCTTTGTGCAGGTACCCAAATCTGCTTTTTGGGTTTACCAAAGTACCCCATCGAACATGCTGTCTCCACCTGTACAGAACAGAAAACACCGTCTGCCCTACGTATTGTTTTCCTGTGATTTTGTTGGTTACTAAATAAATTATCATTGTCCCCTCCATATAAGGTCGCGCAAGGTGGTGTATATGGCACCACCCGCGCTAGCCCCGAGCCGCTAAACTCGGAGATTTTATCCTAAACCACACTTGCCTTGCCAAACTGGTATGTCTTTCTGAACGAACACTGAACTGCGCTTTTCTCTCTCACTCGCCATCTTCAGTAGATAGAAGTGAGCAGCCAGAGGATCTGTTTTGGCGAGGGTCCTTCCGTAATCGTCAATCGTATCTTCTTCTGGCTTCTTTCGGGCCGAATACATCCCGTACAAACCGTAGCGGAACGCGTCGTACGCATCGTCACCTCTCGTATCGACTTTGAGAACGTCGTCCATGTTGTCTGGATCGCGCATCAAAGATGGTAAGGAGAGAATGATGTCTCTGCACGTATCAAGAATAACAAGATCGCCGTTCTTGAACATGTTATAAATTAAAGAAGCGCCACCGACACGATCAGGGTTAGCCCGAGACACTGACGGCAGACCAACCTCACGGTACTCTTTAGAGATTTCATCAGCCGGTGAGTGCTGTGTTACTTGCCTTGCAAACTTTTCATGCGAGAAGAAAATAGCCTTAGGCTTTATGAATTTCTTCTCAGGGTCGCTGGGCATCTTGCACATGGTTTTGAACATGCTAGCCCACTCTTTGTGAGTTTTGCCGCCCTGTGCAACAGTCTCTCTGAAGCAGACCGTCTTGAGCTTATACTCCGAGCCCATCGTGCGTACCATCGCGCGTGTAAACAAATACGCCGCGTTATGGTGCCCGCCCATCGACCAGTCTTGTGATCCCCAAACGGGTTGCCAAGATTGCCAGATAATTGCTTCTGGGTCTTCGCGGAGGTCGATAACGTGTTCGAACGGGTCGAAACAATCGAAATACTGACCTTCAACTGCACCGTCCAAGCCCAGCAGGAGTTTATCCCGCTTGGCCTTCGGCATGCTGTTCAAACGCGCAATAATTCCCGGGTCACGCTTCAGCAACTCGGGATTATCCATTACGGTCGAACGCTGGCAAGCATATAAAGCGGGATCGTATACACAGTGCCAATTTCCAGATTCCTGTACCCACCATGTACCATTAGTCTCGTCCTTGCGTGCGCCCTCAGGTTTATTCCAAGGCTCCTTCTGCACAAACAACGTACGGTAGTACTCATAATAAGGACCCAGAGGGTTTGTACAACCTACGATGACTGGCAAGGGCATGTGACCATGCTGATTTTCTTTGCACCCCGCATTTACTGTATTACGAGAATACAGCATCATCCACGCATCTGCTGAAAATTGTCCAGCTTCGTCCACCAGAATTGCTGGATATGCTTGACCGAGATACTGTTCTATATCTCGCATTTTCAAGTTTTGGCAATGACCAAAAACTACACGAGACCCATTGACAAATGTAGCAACATGTTTCGTTTGATCGTACTTATACAGCTCTGGTGGAATGAAGGTACGGAAATCACTAATCGCTCCGCTCTCCAACTCTTTGAAAGTACGTCTAAGTACTAATATGTCACAACAATCGTAGGCTAATGTGTAGTTTTCTATCATATACAATAGCCAACCTACAGTTTTTCCTGATCGAATACCCCCAACACTAAGGCACTGAGGAGCTAACGGGCGAATATACGGTACGCCGTCTTTGGTTCGCATCTCTAGCAATTCTGTCTGCTTTGGTTGTAATTTGAAAATCTTCCTAAAATCTAATGTGCCGTCCTCATTGAGGTACGCAGGTCTCTCTTTTTTCTCTTCCTTCACCACTTTTTTTGGCATCTCTGGCTCTCTTAGCCATGCTCATTCTGAGTCTAGTCTCTTCGGTGAATGGAGCACGTTTCCTGCCCAATTTTGCTAAACTCTGTTTACGTCTAGTTTCTTCAGTAGCTACTCTTCCTATATGGGCAATACTTATTCTTTTCTTTGTCTCTTCAGACCTTGGTGGTCTTTTGGTGCCACGGTGTCTTTTACTTATCTGAAGCCTTTGCTCAACAGACATCACTTTTCCAGAATTCTTTTCACTAATTCTTTTCTTAGCTTCTTCAGACAGCTTATAACCTTGTCTGCCTTCTCCTCCGTCTGTCAAATTGTATCCGAAAGGGGCCTTAGTATTTAGAAAAGAAATGTAGAACATCTCTACAAAATTCATTTCTTCCTTGGATTCACAGGTATGCAAAATCTCCAACGAAAAACTTTCTTTTCCATATTTTCTTATAGACTTGTGCAAAATGCTCGAATTGGTATTGGAAGTGTGTTCGTTCCATCGTAAATTCAGTTTCTTTGCAGTTTGTCCTACGTATTTCTTTCCGTTAAGAGCGTTTGTTACTAAGTATACTAACATGTTCCCTCCAGATAAGGTCGAGGAGGGCAGCGTATCTGGCACCGCCCTCAACTCTAGCCCCGAGCCGCTAAACTCGGAGATTACTTATTGTCTACAATTTCTGCCTCTATAAAACTGGGCGTTAGTTTCTCTCTTGGTTTTTCCTCAGTGATCTGCTTATTGATCATAAATTCTGGTGGAGTGAGTACCACGATCTTCACGCCTTGAGTCTGCATTGCTTCAATCTCTTCTTCACTCTTGGAAGGTGCACCGTACGCGCGCAAGCTTAGTTCTTTGAACGCCTGAACTGATGCCATGGCACACTTCGCATCCATAACTGTGAGGTATGATCCATCAGCCAGTCTTATAGGATGCCCTAGTTTGTCCAGAACGGGTTGGTGTGGGGAGGTAGATGCGATCAACACTATGTTGTCGAACATCTCCCTGAATCTACTTTCAGAACTCTTTTCCCCAGTTACGGGAGCGTTCAGCAAATTGCGCATGAGCCGGGTAACGTCTGCCGTCTTGGGCATCGTTTTGGGGGAACGCACGAATTTTCCCTTTTCGTTCCTGAACACTTTTACTGGAGTATGAGATTCGTGATGTAGAATCATTTGTTCAGAAGGAGCCGGGGTCTTCTCCGGCTTTCCCTCGGTCTGCTTTTCTGAGTCTTCTGACATTGCTGGCTCCTTATTTCTTTTTGAACTGGAGCAAAACATTATCAAAAATATACTCCACTGGAGAAATCAAATACTTCTTGGTTAAATCTTCAACTGTCTTCGTGAAGTCTGCCTGCGCCTTCTGCGTAATCTGGCTGAGACGCTGGATTTCCATCTGCGCCTTTAAATACGCATTTTCAATATCGCGAATAGCGAGTTTTTCTTCGGCGGTCAGTTCCTGCGTCAGTTTCTTCACTTCCGCTTTTACTTCGGCTTCAATCTTTTTAGCCTCGGCAACTACTTCACCTTCAACCTTGGCCACTTCTGCTTCTACTGCTTTCACTACTGTTTCAACTTCGCTCATCTGAGTCTCCTATTAATTTTGATTTGTCTTTCTACTGCTAAAAAATCGTCAATCCACGTACCAAAGCGTTTTTCTTGAAAATTCCTCGGTCCCCTATGTAGTTCCTCCACTGCTCAAAAACGGGTCCGTGATTGTCTTTCAAATCCGAGGCTACATGACACATTTCATGGCTGAGAGTGAGTAGCCGAGTGGATACGGGCTTACACATTTTTCTGCTGAGAACAATTACATAGTCATGGTAATTGTCGTTGGCCTTGTCTGCCCAACCAAAGAATTTGTCTTCGCAGTTTATGCCTTGCTCTCCGTCGTCTTCTTCATTTGCCCAGCGAACACATACGTTGTTGGTGAGTTGATTGTCGAAAAAACGCTTGTTGATTTTCTTATACCAACGCTTCAGAGTAGGGTCCGACCGCATTGTCTTTCTCCAAGTCCACCACGCGTTTCCCGCGCATTCGGACAAGGTATTTATGGCACAAAAAAAGCCCAAGCGCTTTTTGAGCACTTAGGCTGGTATGAATTATTTATGATTTCTTGGTGGACAGCGCCGGTTATGCTCCGACGACTCAGCGTTGCAAACGCCGTGCGTTCCTGATTACGCCAGCCGCCCACATAAAAGCTGGCTTCGAGTTTTACGAAGCCACCCCCTGAATTGCACAGGTTCGGCTCATTGTGTACTTGGGTTGAACCATACAGACCCGTTTGCTACGCTTTCAGGTTTGATGCATTCAAACCGGGCAGGAGCCGCCCATTCATCGCTATTGCGATGCTCAGTGTCGGCACTCTGAGGAGCCGGGTAAGAATCGCTTAGCGTATCTTACCATTCAGCGCAGCTTTTCAAGCTTACACGCTGAAACTTTGGAGCCCAAGGAA